AGAACATTCTGGCTAAGGCTACCATTGACGAGTCATTTGATACACAGTTCGGTATCTATGACCTAAACGAGTTCCTCGGCGTGATGGGTATGTTTGATGATCCGGAGCTTAATATTGCTGATGATGCTAATTCGATCAATATCTCCCAGGCACGTTCATCAGTTAAGTATTTCTTTAGTTCTCCGGAAATTCTGACATCTCCTTCTAAAGACATCAGCATGCCATCCGCCGAGGTAACCTTCACATTGACAGAATCAACACTAAATAGCCTACGCCGAGCGGCTAGTGCATTGGGTGTATCTGATGTGATGGTTACTGGTGTTGCTGGAGAATCCGGCATCAGCATCAAGGTTGCAGACGTGAAGGATGCTACGTCTAACTCATATAATGTGGACCTTGATGAATGTGAACGACCTGATGAAGAATTCAACTGTGTATTCAACATCGGCAACTTCAAGTTTGTGAATGGCAATTACGAGGTGACAATCTCTAATAAACTCATTTCACATTTCAAAAACGTTAACGTCCCAGTGGAATACTGGGTGGCTCTTGAAAAAAACTCAACCTTTGGAGGTTAATTAAAAATGACTGAAGCAACTGAAACACAAGCAGTAGAAGAACAGGCAGCAGTAGGACTGGGCCTTGGCGATCTGGCTGCGGTAATTCAAATCATCGATGTTTGTTCTAAACGAGGTGCGTTTGAAGGACCGGAACTGGAATCGGTTGGTCAGGTACGTGGTCGTATTGCGGCTTTCGTCCAGGCTAATGCTCCTCAACAGGAGGAAGCTGAAGGCGAAGCTGAAGAACAAACTGAAGCTGCTGAATAAGTTATGGGTGTCATTCCCCACATAGTGAATGACCGTTAGCCGCGATAAGGCTTATTCCCCGATAGTTCAGTTGGTAGAACACCGGACTGTTAATCCGTATGTCCCTGGTTCGAGTCCAGGTCGGGGAGCCAACCTTTACTTTATGGAGATATTATTATGTTGTCTAGTCCTGCTGATCGTGAAAAACTTTTGAAAGCAATCAAAGAAATGTCTAACTCAATGACTCGCATTGATGCCGAAAAAGACTTTCAGAAAGATGTTGTTGACACAATGAATGACGAACTTGGTCTTGAAAAGAAATACGTTAAGAAACTTGCCGCTATGTACCATAAGCAGAACTATGCTACAGTGCAGCAGGAGTATGATGAACTTCAAGAACTCTACGAAGCAATCACTAGTTCACCGGAGTAACTATGTCCAGTTGGCAGTATGATTCTGGCGGTCATAAAAAAGACCAAAAGAAATACGCCGAAAATTACACAAAGATCTTCGGCAAATGGCCTTGCGAAGAATGTGGTAATAAACAAGCCCAAGGTCATAAACTAAGTTGTTCTAAGAACTGGAGAAACTCTAAATGAAACCACTTAAAGATTACGCACTGGTTGGTGAGGTTGAGGTTGAGAATAAAACAGCCTCTGGTCTTATCATCAGTGGTGGTGTTGAAACAGGATCACGTCCTGGTATTGTCCTTGCTGTAGGGCCAGATACATCACATGTTAAATCAGGTGATAAAATTGCACTTGATTGGTCTAAGGGACTAGCCGTAACTGTCGAAGGTACAAAGGCAGTCTTGGTATCAGAGGAACACATCCTCGGTATCTTTTAGGAAGGCAGCCCTAGGAATGGTAAACTCTCCTCAATCTCCCATCACCATTCCTAAAACTGTCAGTGGAAATGTTTTTCAGGGATATGTTTCGCCACTATAATGATTGAAACATCCCATTTACTTCCCCTCCTATTTTTGATATAATGTACATCTAACTTGATTATGGAGAACCAAATGTCTGATTTCCTCTGGGTAGAAAAATACCGTCCTCGCAAGATTGCCGATACAATTCTACCTGATTCCCTCAAAAGTGTATTCCAGGAAATGATCAAAAAGGATCAACTTCCTAATATGCTTTTTTCTGGCTCTGCCGGTGTAGGTAAAACAACTGTTGCCAAAGCCCTATGTGACGAACTTGGTGTTGACTATATTCTGATTAACGGATCGGAAGAAGGTAACATTGATACACTGCGTGGTAAAATTAAACAGTTTGCATCTACGGTATCCCTGTCTGGTGGTATCAAGGTTGTGATTCTTGACGAGGCTGATTATCTAAACCCTCAGTCAACCCAACCAGCACTTCGTGGCTTTATCGAGGAGTTTGCTAATAACTGCCGATTCATTCTCACTTGTAACTTTAAAAACCGTATCATTGAACCACTGCATTCTCGTTGTTCGGTATATGAATTTTCAATTCCAGCCAATCAGAAACCACTAATTGCTGGTCAGTTCTTCAAACGTCTTACCAATATCCTTGGTCAGGAGAACATTCAGTTCGACCCTAAGGTTGTTGCAACACTGGTTGAAAAACACTTTCCGGATTGGCGCCGTGTAATTAATGAGTGTCAACGATACTCTGTTTCTGGTACTATTGACTCTGGTATCCTTGTTAATCTTTCTGACGAGAATACCAAAACACTTATGACACATCTGAAATCTAAAAACTTCAAGGAAATGCGTAAGTGGATTGCCAATAACATGGATACGGAACCGCAGGCAATCTTTCGTAAGGTATATGATAATATGGCTGAGTATCTACAACCTCACTCGATTCCCCAGGTTATTCTAATCCTTGCTGATTATCAATACAAGAATGCATTCGTTGCCGATCACGAACTGAATGTTGTTGCTTGTATGACCGAAATTATGGCTGGTGCGGAGTTTAAGTAATGAAGGTAGGACTAACAGCTTCGGCATTTGATCTATTTCACGCTGGTCATGTTCTCATGCTTGAAGAGGCAAAGAACGAATGTGATTATCTTATCTGTGCACTACAGACGGATCCATCACTAGATCGACCAACAAAGAATAAACCAGCCCAGACTATTGTTGAAAGATATATACAATTGAAGGCATGCAAATACGTTGATGAGATTATTCCATATTCGACCGAACAGGACTTAGAAGATATTCTAGCCGCACTTGATATTGATGTTAGGATCCTTGGTGTTGAATATAAAGGTAAGCCATTTACTGGTCAAGATATCTGTAAGGCACGTGGCATTAAGCTATACTTTAATGGTCGTGATCACAGATTCTCTTCATCAGAGCTACGTAAGCATGTTGCAGAACTTGAAAACAATAAGGACTAAATTATGAAATGTATGATTTATGATTATGAAACTCTTGGCACTCATACACCTACTCTGCCAGTGCTTTCAATTGCGTTAGCTACATTCGATACAGATCGTTTTATTGATAATCCCTACACATTTAAGGAAGTGGTCGACTCTGCTCAGTTCCATAAGTTTGATGTTGTAGAACAGGTTGAGAAACTTGGTTGTAAAATCGAAAAGGATACAATGGACTGGTGGATGTCACAGGACAAAGAAGTTCGTGAATCACAGGTTGATCCGTCTCCAATTGATTGTACAATTACCGGGCTTTATGATATAATTGCCAATATGTGTGATGATAAGACTCTTATCTTTACTCGTGGTAATACTTTTGATCCAATGATTACTGAATTTATGCTTAAGAAGATGGGCAAACCTCTACCTTATCCTCACTGGAATGTCCGTGACTGCCGTTCATATATTGAAGGGCTATCATACGGTTCGGGTTTGCGTAATGGGTTTACACCACCTGAACTGGAAGGGCAGACCCTAGCGAAGCATGATCCTCGTGTTGACATTGCATTAGATGTAATTCGTATCCAATCTCTTGTACAGGCTATATCATGAACCCATTTGATTATTTGAATGCAATTAACCAAACCAAAAAGGACATCATGGTTGACGATGCTGCTGAAAAAGCTTACAGTGGCTGGATGGTCAACCGTGGTCTGTCCTACTTTCCTGAGACCGTTCTTCTTGCCAACGAGATGAACATTTACCACCAACTAGACAATAGACTTCAATTTGATTTTTTGATAAATAGTATTCGGAAAGGCAAAAGATTCTCCAAATGGGTGAAACCTGAGGAGACCGCTAATCTTGAAATCGTCAAAGAATATTATGGCTATAGCAATGAAAAGGCCCGTACCGCTTTGACATTATTAAATAAAAATCAAATAACTGAATTGAAACAAAAGGTCTACAAAGGTGGAAAAAGAAAATAAAGAAATCTCATGGACTCCTGCCATGATGCTGGAGATCGCCTTGAGTGAACCGGACGATTTTCTAAAGATCCGTGAAACACTAACTCGTATTGGTGTTGCATCACGAAAGGATAATAAGCTGTATCAGTCTTGTCATATTCTACATAAGCAAGGCAGATACTTCATTGTACATTTTAAGGAACTGTTCCTATTGGATGGTAAGCCATCTAATCTAATGGATAATGATATTCAACGTCGAAATACCATTGCTACTCTGCTTAGTGACTGGGGTCTGTTGGATATTGTTGACACGGAACAGGCAAGTGATAAGGCGCCATTGCGTCAAATCAAAGTTATCGGTCATAAAGAAAAGAATCAATGGGACCTGTGCCCTAAGTATAACATCGGGAATAACTAATGCTATCATTTAAGACTTACCTTGAAGAAGGTGTAAACGATCCAGCTATTTTTAAAGCAGTATTTTTGGCTGGTGGTCCAGGCTCGGGTAAGTCTTTTATTGTTGGTAAGACAGGTTTGATGGGACTTGGTTTTAAAC